CGCCTTGCAGGTAAAGACTTCTACGTTGCTGGTGTTCTTGATTGTGTCTACCTTAATTGTACTCATGGCTTAGGATTCTCAGTCTTAACATTGTTTACATGATTATAAAAATCAGCAAACTTTATTTTTAAATCTTCGTCTGCATCAATAGCGTGCCATAACATATCTAGTTGCTCTCCTATAGAACCATATTCAATAATTCTAGTTGCCTCCCAGTTTTCCATTATGCTATCGCCTTTATTGATATTGAAGGAAGAGAAAATTGATTACTAGTTCCTCCGTCCCAGTATATAGTGCCGTGTAAGTTACGACCATTGCCCGACACGCTGTAATCTCTACCTTGCCATTTTAAATATAAATTAGGTCTATCTTCTGTAAATACTCCAGCAGTTGTATCTGCAGATGACGCACCTAATTCAAAAACCCACCGAAATAAAGGAGTGCCTTCTGGATAATATCCAGATTGGTTATGCCTTGCCTTTGTAACTTCTGTGTATCCGCTATCCCCATTTGTTGCAAAGTACAGCTTCCAATGACTAATTGCATGAGCACCTTGCCAATACATTGATGGATTGTATTCATACACTAGTGTTTTTGTACCCACAGGAGGAGTATAGTTTTGAATTTTTGATCCTGTAGCATCTGCATAAGTTGGAGTTAACAACTGTGCAGTAGTAACATTTTCTATTGTAGCTCTACCGTGTAAGGACGTTTTGTTACACATAGAATGCAGTTCTTCAATAACTTGACCAGTTCTATAACTACCAGATAAAGGCGTTGCTAAAGAAATATCAGAAGAACCATCTACACTAGATAAGTTGTTAACCTTTAGCGTACTCATAAGATCACCCAGTTCCCGCCAGATGCTACAGTTACTGTAACGCCAGTGCTAATCTCTATGTCACCTATGCTCGCAGCATTCTTAGTTGCAGCAATAGTGTAGTCAGCGTCAATACTTTGTTCGTTTTCTATAAAGTTAGGAAACTGTATTCCTGATGATCCGTTTAATGTGATTGCCATTTATAACACCACCCATCTTGAGCCACTTGGAACTGTTACTGAAACACCACTATTAACTGTTAGTGGTCCTGTAGACATTGCGTTTGTATTTGCTGTAATAGAATAACTTGTAGTTATCGTCTGACCATTTTCATAAAAGATTGCATCAGATCCACCACCACTAGCACCTCCGCTACCACCACCGATAGCTCCCCAAGCAGACCCATCGTATCCTTCAAAAGAACTATCAGTAGTATTAAATCTTAGATAACCAGCATCAGGTGAAACATCACGCTGTGCTGTAGTGCCAGCAGGGATCTCGGCAGATCCGGTAGCAGACGTCTCAGAAACTAAATTATTAATATTAAAAGTTGCTTGGTCCCAATTAGACCCGTTCCAAAGAAATAATGTACTTTGCGTTGTATTAAAATATAAAGCCCCGGTAATAAGTGCATCACCATCATTATCAGTAGTAGGCGCAGATGCCTTAGCTCCTAGATATCTATCATCAAAATCATCATAAGATGCTGCGGCATTAGTGGCACTTGTAGCAGCAGATGTAGCACTTGTAGCTGCAGATGTGGCACTTGTAGCCGCATTAGTTGCTGACGTTGATGCATTTGTCTCGGATGTTGCGGCATTAGTAGCGCTGTTCGATGCGTTGGTTTCCGATGTTGCAGCATTGCTTTCTGAGGTTGATGCGTTTGAGGCGCTATTAGCAGCATTGGTGGCACTGGTTGCAGCATTAGTAGCACTGGTTGCAGCTGCCGTAGCGCTATTAGTAGCACTAACACTCGGCGATTCCCAGGATGAACCATTATAAAATTTAATTACATTGCTTGCACTGTTATAGTACATCGCGCCTTCTACTAATGGATCGCCATCATTATCAGTAGTAGGATCGGATGATTTTGTTCCTAAAAATTTATCATCAAAATTATCAAAAACTAATTCTGTCGCGGCTTGAGCTGTTTGAGCTGAAGTAGCAGATGCGGCGGCTGCAGATGCAGATGTTGCTGCCTCGGATGCTTTAGTTGTTGCAGTTGCAGCATTAGTCGCTGCGTTTTGTATTGCTGATAAATTGTCTGTTATTGTAGTGGCAACTCCAGCAACAGCTGTAACATCAGAGGAAATATTTAAAACACTAGTCACATCACTAGCAATACCCGCAACAGTTTGTATTGAGTCTGTTGCATCAGTCCCATCCTCAATATGAGCTAGGGTTGTTATATCAGCAGTAATCGCCGCTAATGTTGCGACGTCTGCTGTATTAGGTCCGGCCTCAGGAGCTCCAGTTGATGAGTTAAAAGCAAGATATTTGCCCTTTCTATCGTTGACAGACGGAAGGGTCATATCTAAATTTGGAGAGTCAGATATACTTCCAATTAGAGCCCTATCGACGCGCTCAGATATTTGCTGATCAAAGATTACAAGACTGTCTAATTGCTCATTAAGAGATGAGGCAATTAAATCGCCAGCAGTCACAAAATCAGTTGTTCGCTCAATATCCCTTGCGCCGATAATTGTGATGATATCGCTTACTGTTGGCGTAGTAGCAATATTAGTCCCAAGAACTAGATTGACTTGCCCAGTACCATTTTCATTAATGGTAACGGTATAATCCGATGTTAGTGTTAATAATGTTTCGTTGAGATATACTTGGATATCAGTTTGAACTAAAATCTCAAACGTAAAAATGTAAGGGCCAAGCCCCACACTACCAGTGGCAACTAACCTTCTTGGTACTGCATTTATACTATAATTTGCCATTTTATCTCATAAGCTCCACATCAATGTTTTATCACGAAATTACTTAAAATTCCACGATTAAGTTAGTCACCTGTTACGGCTTGGATGTTAGGTGATCGCTCAGGAGTAAGCTCTCCAGGACGCCAAAAGTATTCCTGCCCGTACTCCCTTTGCCTTTTTCTTTCAATTTCTCTAAATTTTTGTGATGCCTCTGGGTCTGCCCACTCTCGCAATCTATCTAACACCGATCTTTCAAATCCTAATCTAGCGTACCAAAGAGAATTACCTGGCAAATAACGCCCAAAAAAATTAACTGATTCTTTACCAAAGTTTGTTTCTTTTCTCATGGCTAATTCAAACACATTACCTATTGTTAAATTAGCTAAATCATTTAAAAAACCAAATTGAGGACCTGCTATTGTTTCTGTTAATCCACCGCCAAAACGATTTCTACCAGAGAATAAAAAGTCACCCCATATCCCTAGCCCTCCGCTAGAAAGCATAGCTGACCCCCAAAACCTTTCATCTGTCATATCTCTTGGGTCACGTCCTTTAGCCACCTCTCTCATCTGCATACCCAATGCGGCCAATATTGTAGATGAAATTAAAAGATCTCCAGCTATACTTGCTTTTCTTGGAGCACCTTTTTGTGTTATTGCGGCCATGATGTTTCTTTGCATAAAAGTCACTGGGAAACTTTTATACATTGCGAATGATCTTGACATTATTCCCGTATAGCTTCCAGGTTGAGAGGAACCTATTAAAGTAGTCCTAGCTCTAACCGATGCTACAGGAACCGCGTAATTTGTTTGATCTTGGATCATATCTAACACTTTATATGCAAGATCAGATTCTGTTGCCAACATATCATCAGGTCTTAAAAATTTAGAACCTTTAAAGTCATATTGTTTAAAGCTAGGCATTTTTGCCCAATCCGACTCAGTAATCCCGTACCTTCCAAGAGTATCTTTAAAGGCGTCATTTAATTTTGCATAAGGAACTTTGGCGTTATCAGCTATAAATCCCATAAACTCCATACCAAAAGCCCATCGACCCGCCTGTGTAAATGGAGATAGCAAGCTGGCATTAAGAACCGCATTAGATATCATTTCAGATACTTTACCGCCCATGAATTCTGCAGTAAATCTTGCTTGGCCGTAGGCTGCAGCAGACCAATGCTCTGCGATCAATCCCATTCTTATAGCTTGTTTTTTGGTTGTCTTGTTAGCTGTTAGCATTTTTAAACTAGCAAAAACCGCAGATTTAAGTTGCGACATCCCTGCCATTCTTTTTGTGATTCTAGTGTAATTTGGATCAGTTGTTATTGCCAAGAGAGAAACTGAACCTAATTGAGCAGATGTTAAAAAATTACCCAATCCTGCAAAACTTCTTGCTAAAAATTCATTTGCTGGCTGATTGGTTTTCCCGGTTATGTAATTGTACATATCATCAAATTGCTTAATCTTGCGAGCCAGTGCGTTAGTTGCTTTGCTATTTTTGTTTTTAGCGTCTGTTTGAGCAGCCATTTTGCGAACTTTATTCTGCATGACCCTAACAGTAGACGTTGGATTTGGGCCGAGTATTTGGAGCATAGCAATATCTTTGCTCATCCCATCAATATGACTCATCATTAAGTCAAAAATATCTCCACTACCAAATGACTCGTCATACTTCATGAATGAGTCAGCATCTCTGAAAACCAAAAATCTGTGGTCTTGGCGTCTTTTAGATAAAGATTTACCTTGCCCCGCTACCGATGTTTCACTTATCTTGCTCCATCCTTCAGTAGATATTGTTTCCCAAATTTCAGACAAAACTTCGTCAAATTCTGCCTCAGACATTGGTTTCCCAGTTCTAAAGCTAACCATTTTTTCAACATCTAGCAAAGGCAGAATAAACTCTTTCCACGCCTTTGCCCCTGCCAACCTTACTGCTGTGCTGTCATGAACCTGAGGCATACCCCAATCTGATCTTTTGGGGATGTCACCACCAGCTTGATTAAATTTAATTCTTAAAAACTCTGCTGTTTCTTTCCAAGCAGCAGCAAGACTTTTTGCAGATGCGTCCTCAGTAGCCTCTCCAAAAATTTCTCGCACCATGTTTATTGATTTTGCCCTAGCCTTTCTGGTAGTTCGACCTAGAATTTTTGTTTTCCTAAGTTTTTCAATAACATCTGCCATTTTAGCGTGAGCCATACCTCTAATAACGGCAGCTCGACCCATGACATTTGACCAAGGAGTATTTCCCCTCCCGTCTCTTTCTAAATGAGAAACTATAGCCTCTCCAATGTTTTTACCTTGATAAGACTCTATATTTTTTAATATTCTATTTTGAGCAGCACGTTGCAAAATCATGCGTTTTTTGTTTTGTTGCGCCTCACGTTCTAACACATCAAAAGTATCTCTCGCCGCTTGCGCATTAGCCTCATCAGGCCCCATATTCATATCCTTAGAGTTTTTACTTTCAAACTCTTGGAATAATTTACGAGCTTTTTGAGCTTGCTCTTTAGTCAGTCCACCATTATCTGGACCTTCTTTCTCAGCGTTATTAATACAATCCAGTAAACTCATACTACACAGCCTCTTAATCGATCTATCATTTGTTGTTCTTGAGCTAATTCTTTTTTAATCTCAGCTCCAGTTAGCGTTTTAGATACCACTTGGTCATCAATTATTAAATCAACATTAATAATTTCATCATCTGACAAATTATCAAAATCGGTATCTTTCGCAACTTGATCTACAAAATTATCTACATCAGACTCAACAACCTCAGTTTCTTTAGGGGCTGGCCGTCTGCTAGTCGTTGAAACGTCATCATCTGGAAGGTTACCCTTCTCCATGTTTATTTGAGCTTTAGCCGTTTTTGCTATACGCTCCTCTATGCGTGATATACTGTCAACAAAAGGAGGTGTTATGTCTAAAAGTTCTTTCTCAGATCCAGTGTTTACATCTTGGGATGGTCGGCCAGCAATTCTTTCTCGACCTCCAGGAGCTGCTCTATCAGCTGTTGCTATTTTAGAACCAGGAGGTGATTGGGTGGCTGTAGATGCATCAGATGTTGCCAACTCAGCTGCAGTCATATCAGGAGAAGCTGCTTTTAAGCGAAGATTTGCTAAGCGATTTGGGTCATTTAATATGCCCAGCAATGTAGCAAAAGATTGATTTTCTTTCGATAAAGCCTCTTCATAAAGGCTTTGCATTTCAATTTCTAATTGCTCCCTTTCTGCATCATTTGTTGATGACCTGTGCTTTTCATAAAGTGCATGGCCTTTAGAGTCTTTTGCTTCAAGTAATTTCTTGGGCCATATTTGAACCTCCCCTAATAGCCCATCATCATTTTTTATTACGACTTTTCTATCAAAATAACCAAGTCCAGTTAATTGCCAGCCTTCATCTATAACATCAAAAGTTTTTGACAACTTAGCTACAACTTCATCAGCTTGTCTTGCTGTGGTAACAATAAACCCAGATCGAACAACATCTGATAATTTATTTGGTGAAGATAAAGATCTTCTTTTTATTTTTTCAGCAGATGTTTTTTTGTTTTTTAAGCCAGGGCTTTTAAACTTAATTTTTAATTCTTTAGCAATGATTCTCCCTGAATTTTCTAATTTTGCTTGGAATATAGGCGCAATCTCATAAAGACGATCTAGTGTGTTAAAAGGCTGATTAATCCTTGCTTCATTAACAATGGGATCTATATTTTCTGAAAACTGTAATGGCTGAACTTCTTTAGGTGGATTGGCCATAAATACTTCATCTGCAGAATGATTGTTTATAGTTTCAATGTTGTATATTTGATTTACATATAAATTATTATCATCCAACCTTTCCCATTGCGTAGAATCTAAATCAATTATTCTAGGCCCCGTCTCATCTCTAGCAGCCTCAACAGGAATAATAGGACCACCCGGCCCATCTGGAGATTCTAGATCGTCTAAATTGTCTAAAGCATTTATTTGAACATCGGCCTCTTTAGGATCAATACCTCTACCCTTAAAAGCCTCAAAACCTTTTCTTATTTGATCTCGGGTTAATCTAATGCCAGAAGTAACGCCTCTAACACCAACAGGAAATGCAGCTCCTAAAATACCACCAGCTGCTACGGCTTTAAAAAAATCCTCATAAGTGTATTGCAGGCCTAAAGAGTTATACCAATCTTTAATATCTGTTTGCAATATAGCCTCAGAACCAGCGCCTAAAATACCTTCCTTTAAAACCAATTGACTAAGTTTTTGCTTTCCTGATCCATAAAATATTTCTGCATAAGTCAAAGGTTGTATTATCTCAAATAGTCCTTTATCAGTAGCTACGCCTGCTAATGATCCAAAAAATGATCCAATATCCCCTGCCGTTGACGCTCTTTGCGAAGTTTCTTCATTGAGCTTCATAAGCTCTAATGCTCTGTTTTTTATATTCTCGGTTAACTTTTCTTCATTATAATCAGCATATTCAGGGTATAAATCAGGATATTTTCTTAAATGATTAAAAACCTCTTCTAATTTAGAAATTCTTGCTTTTTCGTAGGTTTCATCAAAAATAGAAAAATAATGACCAGGGTTTTCAAATCCAAGATCTGGCTCATACCATGATCTTTCAGGACCATCAACAATTCCTGCGTCTAAATTTTTATTCATTTGAATAATTAATGGCCGTAACTCCTCAGTCATCAATTCGGTCATGCTGTCAGTGTTAGACCCCATCATTTGGGTTTCTAAAGATCGCACAAAAGCATCAATATAGCCTATCTCTTCTCCACCATAAGGTAACGGAGTTGACCCTATTCCTGTGTTGTAATAATCATCAAAGAAAACAGTCATTGAGTTACATTCCTAAAGTGTACATCATCGGATCGTCAGCACCAGGCCCTAATGTTTTTAGATCGATTAAATACGGCTGACCATCTGGGCCGTATATTTCCAACCCTGACTTTAGCCGCAATTTATATATCCCATCGCCAACAGTAATTAACTGAGCAGATTTTAAAACATCTATTGATACACCAAGCCCGTTTTCAGCGCCAACAGGTTTACTATTATATTTAACATATCTACCGTCTTGATTAGGCTGATAAACTGCATACGGCACAATATCATCTGCGGTTTTCATATTGTCAAAAATAGCCTTTAAGCCGCCGTCGCTGAGAATATTATTTGGAATGATTACTTGCCTATCATTGTATTTAACAATGCCGCCATTCTTTCCAACCTTCCCAGCAGCTAATTGCAATGCCTCTTCATACACATTTTTATCAAGTTTTCCTCGATTTCTTTCTGTCCCGAGATATATAAACCCAGCAACTTTTTTAATATTATTAACAGCACTAACCATTGATGGCTCTAAATTTATGCCTGATAATATTTCTACTCTTTCTTCTTGTTGATCTGTATATTCAGTGTATGCTTGGTCCTTCATACCCTGTGCAATTTTTCTTCCAACTAAAGCCCTCTGAATTACATCTGGTGATGACCCTAAATCTATTAGGCCTCCAATATGCATTAATTCACCAGCTGTTTTATTAGACGCAATCTGTTTAAACACTTCTCTAGAATCAGTGCCAAAAGTTTTAGATATTCTTTGTAAAAATGCACCTTGAACTTCAATCGGAGTGTCTGGGTCATTCAAAATTTGAGCCATAGAGTCAGCTTCATTTTGAGTAAAATACTTTATTGGAGATCCATAATGCTCAGCTGTTGCTAATGCGGCATCCTTCCTGCGAGTTATAGATGCGCCCAAAGATTCGTCCGTTTGATCTTCAGCTGGATAAAATAATTGGTCTACTAAGTTTGCTTCAATCTCAACCCGTCCAGAATCATTTGCCCACAAAAGTGGATCGCTATTGACTCCAGAGTTAATTGCCTTTTCTCTTTCCTTTAAAATATTTTGCAATTTAATTAAACGTGCGCCTTCAGCTAAATTGTAATCAAAATCAGGACTAGAAACCCCCTCTACAGCAGTTTGAACCGCAGTTAACTTAGCCTCTATTTCAGATAGATTATCGTCTTTAATATCTACAGCAAGATTAGTAAAAAACTTTAACTCTGCAAGATTTTCTTTTACGTCATTTAACATTCCTGAGGGAAAGGCAGAATCTTCTTCTAAACTATTTATTGCTATATCAAGACTCTCGAAATAAGTTTGATCTATCACTTCCCCGCTATCTACTATTTCTTGAATAGTAGACATTTGTTTTTCTATATCATCTACCATTGGCTGAAATTCAGCTTTTATAGCTTTAAGTTCTCCTGCCCTTTTTTGAAATTCTTTTTCTGCCTGCGTTAATCTAAATTTAACTACAGGAGTTGCTTGCTCATTAAAGAGCTTTTGCAAACCTTGTACTTCATTATTGAGCTCTTCTATGTTGTATTTTTTTATTTGCTTAAGATAATTTGTATTTTCCTCAAGATTTAAAAAATCTTTTTTAAGCGCATTGATTAATTCGAGGTCAAGTCCTTCCTCTTCTAAATCGTTAATTCGCTGCTCTAATGCAGTAAATTTTTCATCCGATACCACGCCACCGCTTTTAACGACAGATGCAATTTCTTCTCTCATAGTGACGCCTATTGCATTTGCTTTAGCAGTCATAGTTTTACTATCGAAATTATATTCTTGCACTAAACTACTTAGAACTGCCTCGGCCTCTGAGGTTAAAAGTCCTCTAGATAATCCCTTACCTTTACTTCCATCAGTCTTAGAAATGTTATCTTCTAATGATTCTAAAAATTCTTTTTTCTCGGCTAGAGTCCCTCTAGATCTATAATCACCTCTAAGGCGCTCAGCATTAGCAGTCACCGTCATTGAATTAACTTTTCTAGCAACTTCCTCTGGGCTGAAATTCCCGGCCAATAAGTATGCCTCGTACCGAGCAATTTCGCCCCCCATAAAAGAGTCCCAATCGACATAAGAGCCTTTTGATAAATCTTCTATGTTTCTTCTAAATTCGCGCTCACCCTGAATGACCTCAGCTTTTCTTTTTGCATTTTGTTTTTTCTGATACTTTTCAGAGTAATCCAAGAAAAACCCATTCTTGGCGTTTTCCATATTTAACTTAAACGACTCTGCCGCAACTGGGTCAAACAATCCCAATGACTCAGAAAATCCTTCGACAACAGCGCTTAAGTTCATATTAAGATCTGACGGATCAATGTCATCATTTTGAGCATTGAACAAAACCGTTCCCATAGTCTGCCTAGCCAAAACTTCCATTTTTAAACTTATGGTTTCCTTAGCGGCATCGTATGCAGCACGTTCCTCAATATTAAAGCTAGACTTATCTCTTCCCTCAAAGGACTCTAAAGTCGATTGAGCATCAAGCATTCCCCTTTCAGCGCCTGCTACCTTTTTTTGCCGAGAGGCTGTTTCAAAAGCAAAATTTGAAATTTGTTGTAGCGCCGCAGCAGTTCCCGATTGAGATCTAATTATTTCTTTGTTGGCAGCAAAATCAATTGATGGGACTCCTCTTGGCCCAGCAGTTCTTATCGGCTGATATAATAACTTTTCAAATATCTCACTCATCTTTATCCGATCCTATCCAATACTTTGCTCAACAATTGGCGCTGGTCTGCCAGTTCTTCGCCCAAATGGTGATGAGCTAAAAACACCTAATTCACTACCCATTTGATAAGCACTGCCAAACTGAGCTAATGCATTCATATATCCCTGCCGCTTAGCAGTAGTACCTGCAGATTGATATTGTGCAACTTGTATCAACCCTCCAGCCTCAATTAACTGTGCCTGCTCTTGACTTAAATTTTTATTTTCTTGACTGGTATAAAAATCTGTCAAACCCTTTTCTAAATTTGCTGTAACCAAGTTATCAACAGAACCAGAAAAAGGATCAATAGACCCAGCAGCTGCCCTGGCGTTTACAGTGCCTAAATTTCTTGCCAAGTTTTTTAGCACCTCTACTCCATCTTGCCTATATTTTAATGTATCTGCTCTTTGCGATAAGGCCGCACTTCTAGCTTGTATAGCAGCCTGCTGCGCCTGCTGATTGTACATTGCTTGTTGAGCTTGACCCTGCCTTATACTGGATATACCACCAACAACTGCCGCTGCTACCGCTACATATTGCATATTATTGCCCCACTGAAACTTTATAATCCAAAGCGAGAACCGTCATATCAAGCGGGACACTTTGAGTAATTGTGATTTGACCCTCTTTATTAAAACCAAGCAAAGGGCCTACGGTTTTTATTCCAGTAAATGGAGGCACAGATGTATCTAAATTAGATTCTCCAAATTGCAAAAAAGACACTTGCTGACCATTTACTGTTAGAGCTTGAGTTTCATACAACTCAGCGTTTACCTCTAATATACGTTTTTTAAATCCCCTCATAGAACCAGATTGAATCTGGGGCTCAACAGGCATTGTTTTTATTTCAACATCAAAATTAAATCCTACCTCATAAGAGGTAACACTTGGCCTATCAAAATATATTCTAGCTGGAGAAGAAGAAAGGTCAGTTATTTCATCTGGCTGAATAGTCCCATCTAATATAACTTTAACTGTTTTATTTGCTAAATTTGGTGCTGCTACATTACTTGCCACAGCATTTTCCTGAATTGCCATATCCAAGTGTAAAGAATCGTCAAAATATTCAACACTATAAGTAGTTGGCTTTAAAAAATCTGTGACAGCTAATCTTGTTGCATCTGTAGTAGTAAGTTCTAAATTTTCCATCCCTGGATCAAGCCTATTAATAGTAACTTGAGCACCACTCTTACCAACGCCAAATGATCCGTTACTATCAAGCGCGTTGAATATATTTAATGCTGTTGTGCTGTCGCTACTAAAAGGCCTAAAGAAATAAGTATTTCCGCTTGGAGAGCTTGGAGGCGATGACCCAGCAGCCTCGGCTTGAAGCAAAATTGTTGTGCCATCATTTTTCTTAAATGTAACTTGAGCACCAACTGCTATATTGGCGTAGTCTGTAACAGTAATTGTTGCGCTAGTTAAAGAGCCTGTTGTTCTTTTTACTACAACAAAAATTCTATCAACATCAACACCGACAGATATAAACTCACCATCAGTTGTAAACTGCGAAGGAGCTGTTACTTCTTGCGATCTCAATAATGAAAAAACAATCATTGAGCCATCATCGCCATTAACAATCATCAGGCGATCACTCTCGTCAGTTGATGTTGCACGTCTAATTGCCATTTCAACTGGAGTTCTAAATAGATGCCCAGAAAGCATAGATACGTTACTTGTGTTGTATGCAAGCTCTGTATCAGTAAATGCTAACTCATTAAGAGATTTACCTTCCCGTTGAATAAAAAGAGTGCCGCTATCAACACCAACAATAGAAACATCAGGTTTCGATCCATTTCTTGTAGCAACTTTTACGATAAAGTTTGCAGGGGTTATTGGTTCTAAATTTGCTTGAGGTACATAAAACTCGCCACCAGTAGTAAATATTTGTAAATCTCTACCGGAAAATATATCTGTTACTGAGTTAAGATTTGCAGTAGAAAGAGTAGCCTCAAGCGCAGCGTCATCCAAACCCTCGCCTTTGTCGAAATTAAAGAAATCATTAACTCTAGAAGCCCACACAGTAGATGGTAAAGATTTTGACCCAGCAAGCCAAAGCCTTCCTTCATGAAATGTAACTGCCTTTGGCCAACCCCTTGAACTAGACCAAGCCTCTTCGTACCCCCTTTCTAATTCAAAATTTGCTTTAGTTATGATGTCAGTATTAAATAATGGGACCTCTGCTACGCATTCAAGGGTATGGTTATCCACCTTTCTGACAATTCTTAAACGGCCGAAAGGAGTAACATTTATATATTGATTTTCGTAGTAAGAAGCAGCTTGAGTAAATACATTACTTTCACTAGATCCGCCACTTTTCATGGCTTCTACTTTTATATTTCCAGAAGTTGTATCAACTTTCAAATGGTCAAAACTATCAGCAGTAAGTGTACTTCCTGCTACCGTAGTTATTGTAAAAGCAAAATATGGAACATTAGTAAATGGAATAGTAGATTTTGTCCATTCATCGTGATCTGCCCCTCTAATTAATTTTAGTGGTGGTAAATCCTCATGAACAAAAATTATAGTATCAGCTGATTGAGCAAAACGTAACTCTGGCAGTATTGCCGCTGTTAACTCAGGGATAACAACAAACTTATTTGATGTCCCATTTATATTTTCTACTAATACCCCATCCCTATAAACGTACAGATAACCTGGGATAATGACAAACATATAACTGTCATCAACATTAAATTCAAATGGGACAAGCCTAACGCCATTACCAGCGGCTGGGCCTATGTTACTAACATATCTTAAGCCCTCTCTTCGCCTGGCTCCACCTTGAGGCTGAATGATTACATTTTTGGCTGTTTCTAATGCAGAATAATATTGCTTTAAATCAATCCTAGCCCTAAGTAATGGATCGATTTCTCCAACAGCAAAGTTTGTTTGCATTTGGACAATTCTACTCATCCTCTAACCGATATAAGACTGAAATCTTCAATCGCCTCTATTTGTTTATTTTGACCGTCTATTGATGATGCAACCCTGAAAAAACCTCCTCTCATGTTTTCTGATGGAGATCCATTGGCCAAGACTCTAAAATATTCAGCTTTTGTAATTTGATCGGTAACTGTTTCAGCTATATTCCAAGCCATAGTGTACTTTAACAGTTGCACAAAATATGTAGGCATCTCACCCTCTGGCGGAGAATATTGATAATCAACATAAACCTCTTCATAAGAACTGAGTAATTTATCGCCTAATATTTCCCATCCATATTGAATTGGCCTAGCGCCTGAAGAGCTTGAGTTGAAAACAGCTCTTACATTATTAATTCTATCCCCCGGGAGTTGATACTCATATCTAAACTCATTTATAGGGGTGTTAACTGTTCTAGTTAGTTGTATCTTTTTGTACGAAAAACTCCAGGGATACATACCTAATGTGCTATCCCTAATATCGTCATATAGACGATCTGTAATCTGAGCGCTATCTGTCCCCTCAGAAAATGAAGAGAGAGGCGCAGCTCCCAGCATTATCAAAGCGTCTGAACAAATAGACAATTTGGTATCACCAGATGCCATACCTCTCCTTCAAGTTGGGGCAACCTATTACAGCTGCCCCTGTTTGTTAAAAATTAATCTGCGTCAGTTACAGCAATGGCCGTACCATCAGACACATCAACTACACCCGAGGCATTGCTTAACACAATGACCAAACTGGCAGTTGGTGTGCTACTGTCATAGACGTAAATTAAATCTCCTACCTTAAGCAAGTCAGACGCATTATTAAAATACCCAGTGGTATTTACTGTTGCTATTGCATCTGCTGAGCTATATGACCACATTTGTGGCGCACTTCCAGCCTTGCTTTGACCGCCGATAGGCTGGAGACCAGTTTCAGAATATGCCATAAATTAATCTCCTTTTAGCTTTCACGACAAGTGATTTTAGTAATACCCTCTGCATCAATTGCAACAGATCCAGCAGAAAACATAGATGCTACCAAGAATGAAGTTTTCTCTGGGATGTAATCAACTCGACTCTGCTGGTTCATACCGATACCCAAACCAACCGCATCTTTGTGGAATGCGTAAACGATTCGGTCACTAGAACCATCAATTGCCAAGCCGCCTTCATCACGATCGCCAAGGTTTACAAACTTAAATCCTAGGAAAGTATCAACCTCACCTTGGACTAAAGCCTTGACTGTGTTGAAGTCTGAGCTTGTGACAGAAGTTTCGGCCAGTAGCGAATCCATGTTATTAGCGTGAGCAATAATACATCGGCCTTCAGCTGGGACATTTTTAGCGTCCATAACCTTCTTAGCGGCTCGTAATTTTGCTACGTTAAGATTTGTATCCGTACCACCAATATCGTTAGTTACTGCATTAGTGCCTGAAGCAGCAACCAATGCATCAATAACAACTTGGTCCATTCTTCGGCCAATTGCTCCAGATACAACCTGAACCAACTCAGCACGATCTTGGAAATTAACTTTAGCCTGGTTAAAGATATCGCTGTATTCTGCTGCGATATAATCTTCCATTGTTGCAGTTACTTGGCTATAAGTTACGCTCATTGGCGTTACATCTGTTTGTGGCACTCGAATGCTTGCAGTACCCTTACCAATTTTTGGAAATTTTACAGTTGAACCCTCAACAGTTCGCTCTCGCGTCAATCCTGCCAATGCACGCTGGCCCTGGTAGGCTTGCTTAACCTCGCTGTCGAAAAGGGTTACAAATGCATTGCTGATAGATACAGCCATTTGTTTCTCCTTTAATAATTCAAATAAGGTTTAACATCGCTACGGTTGTCCATCTTGGGCCGCGTATTGCGAGGACTGGCCGAATAAACGGTTGTCAGTCAATAATGAATATATAGATGATAAAATCAATATGCAACTATTTATTGTTTATCATGTTACGCATTATGTGTGTCGAATGCCTCCACAAATAAATCTTCAACCTTCTTCGTAAACACCATATCCTTGCCATATCTAGGATCAGCCACCATAGCATCAAGCTCAGCTTTATCATGTTTGCTGCCCTCTTGTATATCAATTGCAGGGATTGGGGACTCGTTATACGATTGCCTAATCTTATTTAATGCAGTAATGAAACTAGCATTTGTAGATGCGTTAGCAATAGCTTCAGTTTCTTTATCGTTAATAACTCCAGCTGTACTCAATTTTGTAAGCCAAGTGCTGGTCTCCGTAATGATTTTATCTGCGTTACGGCCTAACTTGCTTTTCTCTTCTTGAACGCTGGTTTGTGCAAAATCATCAGCAGCCCCAGCAGCATCAAAATACAATGAGGCAAAATCATTAAATGCTTCTTGGCTGATGCCATGTTTTTTAGCAAGATCCTTATAACCAGCAAGCATCTCATCATCATCAGGAACATTAGCCTCGGCAAACATCTCTATAGCATATTCACCGTCTTTAGGTGCTTTATGCAATCCCTGAGACATCTTTGTCCTGAGTTCTTTGTAATCTTTAGTTACCTTGTTGAGCTCGTTGAATGCCGCCTCAATATCTGGGCCATCATCATCAGACCAAAAGTTATCTGGAATCCAGCTCGGCCTTTCTCCCCAATCGTAAGAATCTTCTTCTGTTTTCTCCGAATCAAGATGAGGCATCGGATCAGGTTCTTTAGATTGCTCATCTTGGGCAGGTTCTTTATTAAGATTTAATAAAGTTTCTGTCTCCTGGTTATCGCTCTGCGGCTCCTGATCCTGCTCGGAGTTATCGCTCCCGGCCAGTGTTTCGTCTGTCATAAGTTACGTCCTCTTTTTAAGCGCTTTTCAATATCCCTAACGATAGAATTTTGACCCTCCCTATGGAAACCATAAGAGGAATCATCGCCCGGGAACCAAGTAGGCTGTTCAATAGTAATGCTACGCAAATACTCTAAAACAGCCTGACCTTCTTTCGTGGAAAAGCAACGCACGAAAACCTTATCAATCTCTTCGGATTCATTCACTTGGCGCTACCCCGCCTTGTTGAATTTGCTGCATTGAACCCTGCATTTCTTGTATCACCTCGGCTCTTTGCTCAGCATTATTAACCACTTTACGCGGTATGCCCATTTTTTCAATAATGTAGTCAATAAGCTCATCTTGATTAATTGCTACTTGACCCATAGGTCCTGCAGATTGTGCTATTTGTACAAATTGCAATACATTTTGCAAATCATCCATGCTCTGAGATTGAGCAAGAGGCGATACCGGAACAATCCTGACGGCTTTACCGTCAGCCTTTATAGGCATAGATATTATGTTTTTCTCATCCATAACATAAAGTATGCGATTAACTAATGGCATCATGCACTCAGTAATTAGCCTTCCGTAAGCCGCGCCCATATTTTGAGACAGCTCTTTCATGCGCTCAACAATTTCGGTGGCGGATCTAGCTGACTGAGTATCAAGCGGCAATGTGTCATCAAGCAACATTTTCTTGATACCCATCACTAAATCGTTAATAATTAACTGGCTGACATTAAAATCAGCTGCGGCTCGCAAAGGTTTTAAACTTTCGCCTTGTGGTCCACCATTCCTAGCAACAGGGATAATTGCGCCCGGAGCAATCGTAATGTTTTGAGGATTAAGGACTCCATCATCAGCTGCGGTATAAACACCACTAACCGCAATAGACGCATTCTTTAAGATCATCTCTTTTACTTTGTTGAGCGTCTTAATATCTGGGAGCGCACTAACCAAAGGCCCTCGGCCATATACTTCGCCAGCAACCTTCATATATCGAGCTACAATCCAAGGGCTTACATCCATAGTCCTATAAACTAACTCTGTTGCCCCAGATCCTTTTTGATCTCTTGAATGAATGATGTGATAACAATAAGTTTGCATTGATTCAGACCAAATAGTTGCCTCAATCAAATCAACCTCTTCCTCAGGTTGCTGCTCAACCCTTCTTAACAAATCATCTGGTATTTTTGCGTCAGGCCATTGCCTCTGGATAACATCCAGTCTGAGTCGCATCTTGCGGTATACGTTATCCACAACACCATGAGGGCCTTCCTCAAGGCTAACCAAGTATTGCGGCACTGCCGTAAATCTTACTGGGGCATCATCATCGCCAGGCTGTACCAGCATTACAGCCGTTCCAACGCATAAGTCCAGCAAGAACTCAGACATAGCCAAGTCAAAATTAGTTTGACGTATAGTGTCAAACATTATTTCAGTATAAAGATCTAACGCCTGCCCGATATTGTCCTCATCCTCAGCAGGAACTTCATTGCCAGCCTGTAGTTTGCACCAGTTTCGATAAGGGGGGAAAAGAGCCGACTGAATGCGATTAGCAAACCTTTGTGTCGAGTTGATAGCAGTAGCATCAAAAACCCTAGCCATCTTATTCTGACCCGGGGTTTTTCCTTCATAGTAACCGGAATATAAATTCCTTTGAGGCAAAGCAAACTCATAACACTCTTCATATATGTTTCGCCACTGGTCTTTTCTAGCCTCTGCTTTCTCAGCTCTTTTTAAAATTTCTCTTGGTTCAAGTTGAGCCATTTTTCTTACCCTTTAATCGTTTAGAGATTGCGGCACTTTTACGCCTAGCATCAGATTTAGATGATGCGCCCCAAGCCTGCAGTGATAAAAGAAGTCTGGTAGGTTTACCCTTGCTATCTCTTTCAGGCCCTGCGTTAGCAGACATCCTCGCCAAAAATGATGCCCTGCGCGGATTATCACCAGACTTTACAGGAGGTTTTAAGTTGGACCCTGTGGTTCTTTTGTAATGAGCTCTGCCAGCAGCATTTAATCCACCCTTAGGGTTTTGATGCCTCTTCAAAGTCATTGCGATTTAACCCAAAGTAGTTGATCCGCCTTTAATTCCTTGAGCAGCCTCTCCGCCTCTAGCTGGGGAAAGCAAAAGTCTGTAAGCACCTCGGCCCATCCTTCTTGACTTAGCTCTAGATGCAACCTGCCTTTTAGCTTCAGCCTCTTGAGATTCAATTCTAGCTTCCTGCTTATCCAATATTTCTGTTTGCTTCTCCATCGCCTTTCTTTGAGCTTCCTGTTGTCTAGAAGTATCTGGCATCTTTGGTTTAGGAAAAATAGCTCCCATCAGTAAAACCTCGCATAAATATAATAATCATCACCGCCTGGCCCATAACGAGATAAGACGGCCTCTCTCTTAAATTGTAACACCTCAGCAAATCTTGCTGCCTGCACATGAGATGAACGAACCGTGAACTGCAATCTATGTAATTGCATTACACTATTAATATTCCTAAACACATTCCTTGCACCTTTGATCAATGCAATTGCTTTGCGATCAATGCAGTTGCTTGGGATCATCCAACCTTCAGCAACCCCGGGCCATAGTGGGTAAATACCAAAAGATAGCAGCAGCTTACCCTTATCCATGACCGTAAATGACGGCGTTTTTTCAGTCATGCTTTGCATATACTTCATATAATTAGGGATTGATTCCTTTATTTCATTGGCCTCTTTCCCCAAGCTCATCAAAGCTATATGCCCGTAATGGAAAGGCACTGTTTTGTGGCCGCACCATTGCTCAACATGATCAACTGTTACCATACAGAGAAATCAGTCTTAGCTACGGTTTGATTAAACCCATTGCTTCGCGGCCCTCGGGTTATACGCCTATGCTCACCAGCCCCAAGCAATAAATACCCATAAGCATCGCCAACGTGAGATGAATCATTCTTATTCGGCGCATCCCTGAAACGATCATTACCACCAGAGATGCCAATACGTTTAAAGTGATACCCGCCAGACAACGCCTTTCTCAATTTGGTGCAGCGTGAGTGAACCCTTAGTCCTGGCTTCCCATCTACTAATCGCAACATGGGTGCGGCTCCCGCCTCTCGCCTAACCTGAAAATCATTTGATGCAGTTGGCTGCGCCGTCATACCAATCGTTCGCAAATGGTCAAAAGCAGTCACCTCAAAGATCTCATCCCGCTTCATACCCGCAGGATCTCCCCAAACCTTCACATCTAACCTTGGGTACTTCATGTTCAATTCATACAACAACATCTGGCCAAAACGCTCAAGACCCATGTCCTCAGTCACTATCTCTTCCAAAATGTGCCATTTACCAGACGGATACCTTTGACCTATCACAGCCGCAGGTGTTAATCCAAAGTCCAAACCAACGTGCAGTGGCAAAGACTGATCAACGCTAATGTCTTGATCAACCATGATTGTGTCATCGTACTCATGCCAAACAGGTTTACCCTCCTTCACATAAACATATTTGCCGCCAACATAACACTCAATCCAATCAAGCTCCTTATCCCCGATCTGCTGCTCATAATAACCATTAGGCAAATTCTTGACGTTCTCAGCCTTAGGATTATTTATCCACCATCTACTGGCCCCAGGCATAGCATCGGGAGATTCACTAGTCCCCTCAATCATTCCGGGTGGCTGCTTGTAGAAATTCCACTTGTACTTTCCCCGCACAGGATCGCGCTCAGACAACCTATGCCACCAATGATCATCAGCCATCGGGTTCGTATCAGCCCATATACCACGCCAGGGCGCTCCGCCGTTAGACTTGGTAGGATAACGTCCAACTCGATGGGTAAGGCCCTGGACGATGCTGAGCGGCAATTCTCGGGCTTCGTTAACCCAAGCGCCAGTAAGCTCTAAAGATAGCAACTTCCTGACATCCTTGGGTTGGTCCAAGGCCAAAAATATAACCTCACAATCAATCCCCGCAGCATCACCTCTAGATGGCAACTTGATATGATGCGTCAGCGGGGGGCTCCAGCGCATCGGGCCAAATGTATGCTCGGGGAACAACTCAAGCCAAGTCTTAATAGTCGTAGTCCTCAGCTCGGGATAACTATTCCGCACCACAACATACCTGCTATAACGAATCCCATCCTTAGGAGACACAGGTTGTTTGACTGCCCTCAACATTACCTCAGCCGCACACGCATAAGACTTGCCAGAGCCAACTGGCCCCATCAAGCCGCGAAAAAATGCGTTATCGCTAAGGAAATTCCATACAGTTGGGCTGGTACTAAAATCTAAATCTAAGCCACCAAACAGACTTTCAGCCTCTACCTTACGTCTGGTTGACCGGTCACTTGCCGCTTTCTTCCTCGCCATCACTTTTTTCCTCATATTCAGTTACTGTTGGACCATGCAGATTAATACCCAAGACCGATGGCCTATCCGACTTATCAAGTCCGGGCTCTAGCAACCCATGATGCTTGGCCAGCATCCTCAATGCGGAAACCTTATCATGCATCTCTACCTCGATAGCGTTCCCCATCCTAGTCGGCGTCACCTTAACCTTCTTAATTGCCTTTCTAGTATGTATTGGGACATCTTTAGCATCTTTCAGCGTTACCCTGCCCTGCTCATCCCAAGACATCACCTGAGTGATATCAGACGCGGCAATCGTTGATAGCTCTTGCTTAACGGCTTCTTTCTCGTCATCTGAGCCCATAACTAGCGCCCTTCTAGCTCTTCTAGCTGGTAACTTTTTATTCATAACCTAAAACCTCCTATTGAAAAACACTAAAATTTTGAGCAAGACCCCCCTATGGGTGAGAGGTGGGTAGGGGGGGTAAGGCATAGGCATCCCAAAACCAGCTAAGCCGTTGATTTTAAAGAGATTATCAATCGCCATACTAGCGTTTGGCTATTGTAAATCATAGCAGCGCAGCCCAGGTTGCAACTTGCTCAAGGGTTATTGGTGGGACCCGGCCAGACTTAAGGTTTGCCTTGCTCATTTCAACGGTTGCAGCCTTGACCTCATCAGCTGTAACCCCATGATCTGCAAGTCTTTTTGCGAACTCATGGTTGGCCTCTGCAATTCTTCGCTGCCCGGAAACCAATTCCACGCCTAAAACGAATGCTTGTGAGAGTATCTTAAAGTCGCTATTTTCACCCCCAGACCCCCTTCTATTATGCGTTACATCCAAGGCCTCAGGTGTATCGATATCCTCTGCCACTTTTGGCCTCGGGCTGTAGAACTGCTCCTTACTCGGCAACTTAGTCTGCGCCCCATCAAATAGAACTTGATATCTATTAGTTCGCCAAGTGTTCTTCGCTTTAATCGGATAGGCTTTAGGCTGTAGCTTCCTGACATATCCCGCCTTGATCAATCGAGCAACATGAACACTGACAGTCTTGGTACTCCTGCTGATATGTCTCGCCAAAGTAATTCGGGACGGCCAGCAGATGCCGTATGCGTTCGTATGCAGGCATAAAGCCCCGAGCAGTCTGAGGGTTGTCCAATGCAAATCGTCATCCTGTATTGCACGAGCTGGCATGACGCTGTACTTTCTAATTTCTGGCTTAGATTTCGTCATTTGATAGCTCCATTTGCTTGATCTTACACCCTGCAAACGTTTCTTTAATACTTATCACATCAGCAGGCACGAACTTCATCAACTCACCCACTGACAAATACGCCACGCCATCGGGCTTCTCTCTCGGCATTTCTTCGTCAGTCTTAACCAGCCTCACTTCAATCCCTTCAACCTCGACACTCCAATAATCAGTTGGATCGATAACCTTGGCCCCTTGCTTTTCTGCCTCTCTATCTAGCACCTCATAGGCCTTGATCATTCCTCGCCCATGCTTTTGTATTCCAGCTTGGTCATCATTCCTAAACGCCCTGCGGAATCTCTCTTGCTGTTTGCGGTATTTATCCGCCAAATCTTGTGGGACTAAATCCGGCAGTTTGTCGGTTCCCCATTTGACATCCATCTGCATAGATTTTATGTCGTGATCGCTAATCACTTCGAAAGTAGCGTCAGACCATGGGACAGTGGGACAGGACTCTAGAGAGTGTCCTGTCCGTCCCGTCTGTCGGACACCTGTCCTGCTTTTGTCCCGATTGCTGTAACTCTTTGATTTTAAACTGGACATTTTTGTCCTCCTTGTTGTCCCATCATGTTGAGCGCTTCCAAACGTAATTCCCCCACTTTCCTACGATTTTTCGCTGAATCAGCACATCAGCAGCCCTTGCAAAAGCCTTTCTTTCTGCGTCTGGATTTCCTGTACTGATCGATTGTAATAATGCAATCCTTCGCCATGCTGACTCGCTGACCACCTTGACCCCAATTGGATAGTTCTCTCCCCCAGGTGATGGCTCTCCACTTGTTCCGAGCGCTTCATTAAGTGAGTCAAGCACTAACCTTTGCGCTGGCCTCAGGTTTTGTTCTTTTGACTTCCCTGGGGCTTTATCTGATCGCCGCAGTACCAAGCTAGTCTCTTCTTCTAGAGCCAGGGGATCATCTGCCAGCTCAATCGATATTGAATCCATCCACACTGGCGGCATCATCTCCGCATCTTTCTGCTTTTCCACTGTAAGCGATACCGCATTACCCACCCGCTCAACCCTCAGGCTTGCATCTACTGCCCCGAGGATCGCACTTGATCCCCTTGCCCCTCGGCTTGAATCCTTGCCGCTGTGGTGTATCGCCATGACCGCACAGTTAAACGCCTCCCGCACTTGATCCATTGCCCTGACTGCCTGCCCTATATCCTGTGAGCTGTTTTCGTCTCCCGTCATTGATCTGGCCAAGGTATCGAATATCACCAGCCGTACAGGTCCCGAGCTTGCCGCCTTGATTGTCGTATGTAAGTCCTGAGTGTTGAACTCATCCATCAGGTCCACACTAGAAGGCACTACAATAAATGGGGCTCGGGCGTCTTTAATGTGGTGTTTATGCCAAGCAGCAATTCGCTTCTTTAGGCCGCCAACTCCCTCACCTGCAACATACACCACCTGACCGCCCATAACAGTCTGCTCCTGCCATTCCTTGGAATGCGAAATACTTAGCCCCATATCTAAAGCAATGAACGTCTTACCGCATCCTGGCTCGCCGTACATCATGGACAGCGATCGATCAGGTATAAGCCCCTCAACCAGCCACTCCACAGGCGGCAGACGCTCAATATCCTGCAGCGTTAGAACTGGTAGCGGGGTTACTAGCTCATTGATTACCTCTTGCGCCTTAATCAAAGCCTTCAGCTGTGAGCTGTCACCCCCCGCCCTGATCCAATCCGAAACATCGCCCTTTTCTGCAACTGGCAGCCGCACAACTTTGATCCTGTTCGCTGTCCCCTGCAGGTTGCCAAGCAATGTCCTAACGTGCGCTTCTCCAGCCTCATCATTGTCCGGCAGTATGATGACATTCCGCCCCTCAAAATACTGGTTCAAAGACTCCGCCCACTTCCCAGCGCCGCCACTGTTACAGGTAGCAACAAATCCAAGACCCGCCAGGTTGTCCGCGTCTTTCTCACCCTCAACAATCAATATTGGCTTCGCTGGGTTGTTAACGATATCCGGCAACCTGTACGGTAATGGCTCGGTATCGCCTAAACCCCAGACAGCTCGCCCATCGATAATCCGGCGCTGCCTGAATGTCTTGGGCTCATAACGTAACACCTCATAGGTAACAACCCCGTCTTGATCTGTGTAACTGTATGTCGCAACTAGTGACGCCTTGGCGCTCCCGTTTGTTTGCCCTGTATCAATGCCCAGCTCTTTTAATTTTTCGCCTATGTTCGCGTCTGGGTTATCTCGGCGCAAAAGGTCGACCACTCCGCCGCCCTGCTCCGCCTCATGGTCAAACCATGTCCCCTTTTTTAAATCAACACTCATGGAACCATGCGACCCCCATCGCAACTCCCCTTCGCTTGATAGTTTCGCGTTTGGCTCTCCAAGTAGCGCCTTCGCTACCGTTTCAATATGTTCCCCAATATCTGACATTTTTTCCCCAACAAAAAAAGAGGGGCAGGGATATCACTCCCCGCCCCAAAAATCGACTACTCAAAAAGAGCGTCATCATCCTCCACAACCTCAGGCGCTGGGGGAACCGCCGCAGGCTCGTTTGGAGTGTCAACCCACCGTATCAACTCAAAGTTAGGGATTCGAGTTGGACCCTTCCCGATACGTTGAGCAGTCGAACCGTTATATTTTAACCCGGCAACTTTCCCTTTATTCTTGCTTTGCCCCTCGTGAATAGCTGGCCAGATTGCTCCGATGCCTTGGTTAACACCCGCCCCATTGCTGGACCATTCGCGCCAGCCATGATCCTTAAGGTAAACCATCACGCTGAAACCGCGCTTATATTCACCTTCGGGCCGTTTGCCTTTAACTCCGAGCTGCTCATCCCATACCCACTGGGGAGCCTCTCCCTCTTGAATAAGCCCCCAACCTGTACGCATTGACGCAGGATCAAGAGAAAACCCTTTAAGGTCTATCTCTTCGCCGTCCACATACCACGCATTCGCTGACGGTTTAAATCTTATGTACTCGCCGCCACTTCCATTATCTAAATCAAGCATCTTCTTTTTCTCCTAACTGTTTACTATTTTTTAACCACCCCATCGCCTCTGCAAATTTAAGCATTAAAGACTCAGGGAGAACATACAGGCGCGGGGATCGGTCAGCCCTAATAACTAAAAGATCCGCGTCATCCTGCTCAAACCAGGTGTACAGGCTTTTAAACCCTGCCGCACCTTTTCTCCGCTTACACTCAACCAGTAACCCATTCAGATTCAAGTCACCAGCTAAGTCAGCAGAATACGCCTTGAAAGCACCAGAGCCCAAAACTCTTTTACACTCGACCCCATGCTCTCGCCAAAAATCCTGCACTTCTTTTTCTAACTCATAGCCTCGCTTCTTGTTCCGGGCGCTCATTTTTTAACTGACCGCGCCAACTCCTGCAAGGTAGACAACTGCGATTGCTGATCTTGCCCAGATCTCCCACGCCGCGAAAGCCCATCAATTAACAATTCCTCGGCAAGACTTGAAACACTGCGCCGCTGTGATTTGGCTGAGGTTTTAAGCGCCTCCCGGAGCTCTTGGGTGAGATATAACTGTTGCTGTTCAACTTTCATGTGTGTCCTTTTTACAACATTTAAAAAAAAGTAGCATTTGGCTATTGACACAGTACCAGAGAACAACTAACGTAACACCTGAAACAAACATAAACCAAAGGAGAACAAAGATGAGACGAGAAACAATGATTAAAAACCTAGCAAAGAAATTCAACCTTTTGGCAGTCCCTCGGGAAGAGTTTGATGGACTTGGAACTACCGGGCTTTGGATTAGGGATAACATCTGCAAGCCAGAAACAGACTACTACAACGGCGCTGCGGACACTATGACAGAAAACAAACTTAACAGCTTTCTCAAAAAGAATGGCTGGTGGGCCGAGCCATACGATGCAGAAACAATCATGCTAATCAACGACAACGTATAAGGAGAACAAATATGACTCAATTAATCTACACAGCAAAAGACTTCGACAGCGCATACATCGTCCCGAACTGGCCTTGGGGATTCAAGCTCAAGACTGAGGCTCGATTTTGGATCGAAACCACCAAGGTTGGCGATAGGTTTGTGCAGCAGACCAAGAACCCAAAAACTGGCAAATGGTGCAAGCCTAAAAAAAGCACTTATGACGCGGTTCTAGTCTTGGCCATCAAGGACGGCAACAGGCCCAGCAGGGTTGGCTTTGCCAAGGGTGCAAGTGGTGAGGCCATCGCCAAAATGATTGACGTTTTAGATTGGGACAAGTTGAGCGATATGCAAAAAAAGCAGGTTTGCAAGTGGACCGCCTGGGATGATGTCATGCAAAACGTAGAGTTCGAGTGCAAGCCATACGACCCAGACGCCCAAGAGAATCAGGATAAAGTTATGGCAAACATTGTCAAGGCTGCGAATCAAAGAACCGCTCAATGCCTTATTAAAAATAACTTAGTCTAAGGAGCAACAATGGAACCAATGAAGATAATTGCTAAAGCGCTGGGGGTTGAGCTTATTAGGGCCGGGTCAAGGTATAAGCTCCATTTCCCAGACGGGAGAGAGCGGACCGCCCATAGCTTAGAGGATGTAGCGTATTTCCTGAGCTTCGAAATAAAAAACTCGCTGGTGAAAAAATAGTATAATAAGAGAGAAAGAGAGGTAAACAATGGAAGTCAAAGAAAAGATCAAGGCTGGCAAAAGTTACAGGGTTTTTCAGTTCGACTACTTCGAAGAATGCGCCGAGTATTGGCAGGATGCGTTTTTGTTCAATGATGATTGGAGCACTAAGGTTATTGGGAAAACAATCATCGCATGGAAAAGGGATAGATAATGGTTACTACTGCGCTTGAGTTCCTTGCTTTTATGGTTAAGCATCCAGAATATAATTTTGAATATGTCATACAGATTTGGGATGGATTGCCTCCAGATGAGAAAGAGGCTTGCAGGGATGCGCTGCACGCCATTGACGCAATGCACGAAATAGATACTAGTTTAAATTAAGTGGGGGGGGGTATGAAATACGTTAGTTATCTCAGGGTTTCAACTCAAAGACAGGGAAAATCTGGTCTTGGTATTGAGGCTCAAAAAAAGATTATAGACAATCACCTGAGCGGCAGTAAGTACGAAATACTGCAGGAGTTTGTAGAGTATGAGAGCGGCAAACGATCCGACAGGAAAAGAAAAGAGCTCAAGGCTGCGCTTGAGTATTGCAAGAAAACAGGCGCAACTTTGATCGTTGCCAAGATTGACAGACTTATGAGGAACCTGGCTTTTTTAACCAGACTACTTGAGCAAGGCGTCCCGGTCATTGCCTGCGATATCCCGCAGATGCACAACCCGGCAGCTACTAAATTTGTACTGCAGCTCATGGCTAATATTGCTGAGTATGAGGCTGATCTGATCAGCGAGAGAACGACAGCCGCATTAGCAGCCAAGAAAGCTAGGGGCGCAAAACTAGGTTCCCCAGCCCCAGAGATCGGCGCTGCGATTGGCGGCCAAGCTACCAAGTCATCTGTCAATGATTGGGCTCAGGAGCTCAGGCCATTAGTTCAAGAGCTGAGAAAGTATGGCTGCAATACAATTCAAAAGATAAGCGAAGGCCTGCAAGCTAGGGGAGCCAAGACTTTCAGAGGTAACAGCACCTGGGCTCTATCATCAACCAGAAACCTAATCAACAGATTGGAGGCATGATGAATAAAATATTTACAGTTATAGGCGAAGGTATTGCAGTTGCATTTATGCTTTTTGTACTGTGGGTTGTACTGCAAATAGATGCAATGCAATTCAATCAATCATTAATTAAATTATGGGGTGGCTAAATGGTAGGCAAACTTACATCAGACAGTAAACTCTCGGGGTCTATGGCTCCGGTACTTATGAATCAATCGCACCCGACTTACGGGATGAGCCGCAATGACTTGATGGCCAGAGTGCTCAATGCCCAGGGAAGGGGTAACTACAGCACAGAGCAATTCTCTGGCAATGAGGCCGCATACTTCGGCAATGAGTTCGAGGAAAAGATTATTACAGAGGCAGCTGGGCGCTTGGGCATCGATGAATTCAATACCGATGTAACTGAGGTCTATCATTATGAGGATCTATTTTCGGTCAGCCTAGACGGTATCCTAAAGAACACCAGCTTAGCACTTCAGGCCAGCGATGGTTGTATCCTAATGGATGGATCTCAGGCCATGATATTAGAGGGTGACGGCATTTGCGAGGCGAAGTTGACCTCTGCCCCATATAGCGAGGTTCCGCCGCCGTACCGAGGCCCTTGGCAGCTCCAGATGCAAATGATGTGCTACGGAGCCAGCTGGGGGGTTATCGCTACGTTGTATCAGGGAGTTAGGCTGGTCCTTAACGTATATCAAAAAGATGAGCAGATGCAGCAGCAGATGATTGAGGCCGCTAAAGATTTTTATTCGAGGCTCGATGGCCCAGATTGGTATCCTGCCCTCGATGGTGCAGATGCTGCGAGGACCTGGGAGAAAGGTGAGAGCGATTTGCCTGAGCTCGATCTTGAGCCTATAGGTACAACAGTTATTCAATACATGGATGCCAAGAGAGCGGCGAAGGCTGCCGACAATTATGCTAAAAGCCTAGAGCCCAGAATTATGGAACACATGGCATTGCATGAGAAAGCATTTCTAAAAGATGAGACGGGAGAAACAATGGTGGAGATTAAATGGCCGACCAGGGCGTATAAGGCGCAGCCTGAAAAAATAACACCAGCAAAGCCAGCTAGAGTTGAGAGGCAAAAGAGCATCACAATCGCGGCTAAGTGGATTGGAGGTGCAGAATGAGCATGACGCCAAGGCAGAAAGACGTTTTGGATTTTGTTGTAGATTTTCAGCAAGAGTATGGGTTTAGCCCTACGTTTAGAGAAATTGGCGCAGGTATCGGCGTTCGCTCAGTGAGTCGTATTGCTACGCTGGTGAATGCCCTTCAGGATAGAAAGTATATAACTTACAGGAGCGGGGGGCATAGATCTATTGAGATTCTGAGGACCCAGCCTCTAGATCCAAAAGTTGTAGCGCCTGGTTCCTAGTTTCTTTATTCCTGCGGCTCCAACCTCTACCAAAGGTATCAAATGTTTTTAGATTTTCATAAAACCGTTGCCGCCTTTGGTAGAAATGCTCAATCAAATCCTCTTGATCATAGCTTTTTACTGCGCGAATTGTCATTGGGCCTATCGCCCCATCAGCTGTAACTTCTACAGCTTTTTGCAATGCTCTAGATGATCTACCTACCCCAGAGTTTACAGCCCAATCAAAGACGCACCAGTCTATCCCGGACGGCAGGCTGTCACCATTAACCCGGTTCCAATATTCCTGCTTATAAATTTGGTGAACGTGGTCCATAGGAATCCCTTTGATAAATGCCTCGGTTATATCTTCAGGCCAAGGATCGTCTACCTCATTTGCAAGGTCTTTAGTTTCTGATAGCCAGCGCTGATAAGTTTTAGCAGTGATCCCGTAATTTGTCATGCCTCCAGGATCATCAGGATGATTTACAAAACCCCCCTCATGCTCTAGCAGCCATTCCATGCACTGATCAAAATTCTGTTTCATTACTTGGCAACACCTTTGCTTTTCTCAAAACTCCTCAAGCCGCCAAGCCCTAGCATACCCATAAGCACAGTCATCAGCTGCCCCATGTCGAACTCAGGTAATTCAGGGATCTCCATACCATAGGCAGCAACAACAAAAATAGCCAGAGGCTGAATAACAAAATGATAAGCAAAGGCAGTACCACATACCCATCCAACAAAAGGTCTCCAGCCACCTTTCCAAACCGAGTTGCTCGCTGCCTCAGCTTTGTTAACCTCAATTTGAGCCAAAGCCAAGTCTTGAGCGTGACGATCTGCCATTGTAGAAATTTCATGAGCCAGCTTTGCCTTTTGGTCTTTATCCTCAACAAACTTATCTAAAAGCCCTGTAACGGGTCCAATGAGTGCGTTAAGTATAGCCATTTATTTCCTCATTTTATTTTTGATTTTTTGTTTTAAATCATTATTTGGTTTCGGAACTCTTAATTCTGTTGGTCCAGCAAATGGGCTCTTACCCTCTTTAATTCTTGACTCGGCATGATCAATGGCTTTCATTCTTATGGCATTAGGAACTTTTGCAATCTCGCCATTTTCTACTTTTTTTAAAACATTAATTTCATCAGCAGTTAATGTGGGAACTATCAATGGAATTTCTCTCTCACGACCAAGCAAGGGAACTGTCATTGAAAATTCGGTCATGTGTCCACCACGACTGTTATTGATCTCTCCGAAATAACCTTTTCCCTTAGGGGCCGAGCCATCATGCCTTATCCCGTATGGATCCAAGCCACTCTTGCTGTATAGCCTTCTTAATCCCTGCCCTGTAAATCTTTTTTCAGCCATATCAATACTTTCTGACTGCTTTCTTTTTCATCGCGGTAAGAGCTGACTTCTTGAATGCTGAAGCGGTTGGCGCACCTGCAGACCCAGGCTTCCTCATTTTCTCACCACTGCCGGACGCTATTCTTTCTCTTTTGGCATGAATGTTGGCATATAATCCTTTTTTCCCTGGCATTATTTATCCCTTCTATTGTTCCATAGTTCATATAGAGTTGCTATTTTTTGTTCCATGTACTTGAGCCTTATTAAAACTTCACTTCTAAAGCCCACAATTATTGCGGCTAAAACACCAACCGCAGAAATGATAGGCCATAGCTCTAAAAAATTTTCATAGCTCAATTTAATTGCCCTTTAAAATCATGGTCAACAGCAATACAATTGTTGTGCCTGCTGATCCCATCATTACTGCCTCAATTCTTTTTATTCTTGTAATCGTTTCGCGCCATCTTTCCGCGCACACTGCTTCATGAGTATCTAGCTGAGCTTTCACTTGATCATTCATTTTGTTTTCTTACTCCCTTTAGGTCTACCCGGGCCTCTTTTAACAGGCGGGTCATCAAATAATCCTATAATTTTGGCATACAAATTAACGCAAAAGTTTTTAAGCTTTTTAACTATTTTCATTAGTTACGCCTTTCCTCTAAAAGTTTAACGCGAACTTTTAAGTCATGAATATGCTCTAGCATTTCCTCTTTAAGCTCCTGCCTTGCAAATGCGTTCCCAGGGCTTGGAACAATCACCCCTTGGGGGCTAATCAACTGCATTTGATTGGCACGAATTAACTGGATGTTGGAAGTTATTTCACCAATAGAACTAATGACCCACCACATAGCCGCCAGTAAAACTGGGACTAAACTCGCTAGTGCTTTGGATAAGTCAAAGTTCTTCATTAATCTGCTGGCTCCGGTGTGTTGCCCTCAGCTAACCACGCTAAGTATTCTTGATAGTCTGTGTTGGCTTCGTCAAATGGGATGAAGGCGTTGTCTGCAAGTCGTATCACAGTATTTAAAGGTGTTCCTAGTAATGAGTCATTTCCTGTTAATTTGTATGCCATTTATAACTCCGCATTTGCTTTATAATTTACATATAAATACTGTCCAGCCGGTATACTGTCTCCTGTAAAAGTTACTCCTCTTGGTCCAATAAATTGAGTTTGAGTCGTTCCAGAAATATTCCCTGCGAATGTTCCTACTACTGTAGGTGTTGCCCTCATTGTTACTGGAAAATCCGCATGAACTCTGCGATAACCTGAATCATTTGTAGTTATAGCAGTTAACCAACGATCCGTTGCATCACGATAATAATACCTATAACAAAGTAACTCTTCAGTCGTATACGGTCTATGCTCAAACTCAGTGGCTGACTCACCAGCTTCTAGCTGGACTCCTGTGATATTTAATGTGTTTGATGTAGAGTCTGCAAGTGCTAGAGTGACACCAGCAGCACGGTCTGTAGCAGCTTCTGCTTCCCAAGAGGTAGGAACAGCTCCAGTTGTAAAAGCACTACCAGCATCAAAAAACATTTCTAATGTTAGCGATTCACCGTTATCGTTGTTTAATGTTCCTGTAGTGTCCCCGTCAAAAGTAATAGTTTTCTTTTCCCAAGTGTTAGCACTACTGATTGTCACAACATTTCCTATTATTCTGCTATTGTCTTTGTCTCTTAAATTAACTTGGAAATTACCTGTCTTACTGCATTTAACATAAAAAGATAAAGTAACTTTTTTAGCAGATGTTGTACCTTTTGCTAACTGTTGTAACATCTGTCCTTCCATTCGATGCTCAAGAAACACATAAGTTGGGCTAGCAGTAGCTGTGGTGCAACTATATTTTAAAGAATTACCAAACCCATCAGGAGCATCTGTGTCTTGTGAAATAGTCCAAGTACCTGCAGTTCCTATCATTATTTTAAATCTATCGACTGCTCGATAATCATTATTAGTAACACCTGTTACACTCGTCCCACGCTGTGCAATCTGCATCGCACCGTTGATGACTAAGTTCTTACCAACTACGTTAGCTGAGTTAGGCGTGACTCCATTGATGGTTGTTGTGTTACCATCGTTAGCATCTGTAATTGCATTGACTGCGATTGTACTCATGTCTTAGGATACCTTTCTTTAACTGCTTGGATCTGTGCAGCCATGTCCTCAGGAAACACACCAGCATGATACAGTGCGTCTAACTGGTCACCTATTGCTGGATACTCAGATGCTCTACTAAATTTGTATGCGTCAGGATCAACCCATGCGTTAACTGCATCCATGTCTATTGTGACTAAGTTACCGTTAGCATCCATTGCGCCAGCAGTATCATCAACAGAAACAACATTAGGATATAGTGCGTAAATAGCTTTGTGATTCATCCTGCTATCTCCATAATAATAATGTTAGACGGGGTTCTCCATTCATAATTAACTGTGTTTCTATCAGAACCTGTTCTGTTTATATAAACCGAGGAAGTGCCTGCACCTGTGCGGATTTGTATTTTATAAGTTACAGCAGAGGTAGTAGAAGGAGAATCTAAAAAATCAAGAGGTATCGGACTATTGCCATAAATAGGCGATCCATTAGGATAAAACATTGCTCCTGTAGTTTGAACACGGTTTGACGCAGCATCTCCAATATTAATTGGCGTACTGTCTCGCATTAAACGAATATATCCAAAATCAGTTGAAGCACCTAAACTTACTGAACCTAAAACAAGAATTTTACTCGAAGTTGAACTAGGAGTAATTGTTGCAGACAAACCTGTAACATCTGTAAATGTTTGAGTGTTATGACTAAACGTGTCTGTCTTAGTAGTACTCACAACTTGCAACACACTACCTGCTGGCATTGCACTGGATGCTATAGAACCTGAAAGGTTAGCTGCTGCAAGACTACTCACACTTGTCAGTACAGTCCCAGCCTCATCAGGTAGCGTCAGCGTCCTATTTGTGTCGCTATTAGGGGCAGCAATGGTAAAGTTACCTGTCCCACTAGCATTCCCCTGAATAACAACTTTACTCATTACATATTCTCCAAAACAGTTATCAGTGTGTCTACATCTGCAGCTGCATCGATGTCAGTCTGAACTGTCTCGTACTTAGTCCTGATAGCAGCCCTAGCAGTCTCAGCAGCAGTTGCATCAGCACCGGGAATCTGCTTAGATATAACTTCATCATGTGGCTCAAACTCTTCAGCACGTTTAGCTCTACGCATATCATGTGCAATAGTCTTAGCTTTAGTTAAGTTAGTTACAATCGGCATTATGAATACTCCCAAGCATTTCTAAAAGTTCTATCACTAGGGATGTCAGCTACATCAACAATCTGATATGCTTTGCCAGTAGGTACATCCTTCTCTGCGATCTGTTCTATTGTTAATCCACAATTAGGAGCAGGTACTATGACTGCAACTCCTCCGTCATCTGTGGGATATATAATTCTTTTATCCATTATTGCTCCTTATCTAAAAATTGCTAATTGATTTACATTAATATCAGCTAAAGAAGAACCTGTAGTAAAAGTGTTGTAGTACGCTTTAGATGTTGTTGCTGGATTAGATACGCACATTCGATTATAGTTAAGAGATCCACCAGAATGTGTATTTAAATTAAGTCCAGTTACGCAAACATAATTAATATCTGCAAATGCGTTTGTAAAATTAACTTCATAACGACCAACAGCAAGATCAGTAATACTGTCTACATTAAATGATTCTCTAATAGCAACTGTACCAGTACCATCAAAGTTAACCCAAGCCTTTGCAGATCCGTTAATCACATTAGTGACCGCAGTAGACTCTGTGTCTAACTCGTCAGCTATTGTTGTTGTCTTTACTTTTCCTGTTTTAAGTGTACTCATTTGATTTACC